GGGTCTTAAAAACACATGGTGAAACTTTCTATGTCGATCATGTTGACGCCAACATGCCTTGGAGCACCAAGGAAACAAGCGACAATCCCCACACCAAAGGTAGTTTAAAATTCAAAGAAGTTCTTCTCACAATTGATGAGGATAACTGCGCAACTCTTCGCGAACTGAATATCTACGATAAGTTTAGACTTCGTAATCAAAAGCTAGGCATTACTCGTATCATGTTTAAACCTGGTACAGAGATTCATCGAGCCCTGCAAAACAACGATTACAAACACTCGCCGTTTAAGTATATCAGCGGAGCATGTACTTCAACTTTTGTGATTTGCGATTTGCTAACTAAGTCCGAAGCAACGTTTGCTGGATTAAAACACCAGGGGCAGTTTAGAATTTTAATGCCTAACGAAACTTACTATCAAGAGTACGATGATATTAAAGGCACAAGGATCACTGCTGACTACTCACACCCAGATACTCCGTATGAATATAGTTGAGCCAAAGAAAAAGCCCCTTGCGGGGCTTTTCGATCTTGTTGTGATCCAGCTGTTTGATTAGCTGAAAGACAAGTTAGATACAGCGATCTCACCAACGTAGTCACCAGCATTACCGAAAGATGATGCAGTGTTAGTTAGTTCGATGTAACCGTAACGTGTCATGAATGACACGACTGGTTCGAATGTTGTTGGGTCAAGAACAACACCAGAGCTCATCAACGGGATGTATGGGCAGTAGAACGCTGGAGCGTCAGCTTCTGACGAACCTTTGTAACCAACCAATACTGGAGTTGTGTCAGCAGCGTAGCTGTCAACGAAAACTCTCATAGAACCGTTCAATGTACCAACAAACTTAGTGTTTGTAGGAGCTTCGAATGTACCTTCTGTAGTGCGAGCAAAAGCAGAAGTTGTTGCAGATTGCAATACTGTCAATGCAGCAGAGCTAACAACAGCGTAGTTACCAGCGCCACGACGTGTACGTTGGGCGATCAAGTTAGCAACACGGTTGATCAAAACAGCTAAAGCAGCGTGTTCGTCACCAACGAATGTAGCAGTACCAGAAACGGTAGCTTGGTTGTATGTGAACTCAGTAGAAGCCAAGCTGCGTAGAGACAAGAGAATCTCTTGGTCAATTTCAGCTGTAATTTCTTGAGCCAATGCTGCCATGATTTCGGCTTCAACGTCGATACCATGCATAGCTTGTGCGTCTTGAGCAGATTCAAAAGTCCAACGAGCTTGCAACTTACGAGTCTTAGCTTCAACAGCTTGCTTCAAGATTTGGACGGAAATTTGCTTACCGCCGTTACCTTCCATAGTAGCTGTGTTGCCACCAGTGTAAGATGTTGCTGTTGTTGTGTCTTTTGGTACTGTAGAGTATGCAGTAGCAATAGTGAATGGGCTCAATGCTTCTTGACCAGCGGATACAGAAGTAGCTGCTGCTGAAGAGTCAGTCAAGCTCTGTGCATAACGAACACGCAGAGTGTGGATTTGACCAACTGGACCTGTCATTGGCTGAACGCCTACCAACTCGTTAGCAATAACTGTTGGCATTACACGACGGATAACTGGAAGAATAACGCGGTTCAAGGTAGCGATGTTACCTGCTGCTGTAGATCCAGCAGAAGCGTTTTCTTTCAAGTACTTGCGAGTGTTCTCAAGGATAACACCCATGGAATTGCGCTTGGTACCGTTCAAACCTTCAAGCAATGCTTCTTTGGTTTCGCCCCAGCGGCTTTCTAACAATGGTTCTGACATTTAAGTCTCCTAAAAATTTAAATTACAGTCCAGCCAGACGCTTGAGGTCGATCACATTGCTGCGATCTTCTTGATCAACGTTTTGGGTAGGAACAGTCTTATCACCAGTAACTGCGGACACGGATTCTGTGATCACTTTTGAGGCTTTCACTGAACGGTCTTCCAACACTGCTGGTAGATATTTTTCGAAGGCATTTTTCAAACGTGGTGTTTGAACGCTCTCCAGCAAATTACGCATGACATCTTGTTTGTCCTTGTTCAAGGGAGCCAACAACATTTCCATTGTGCTTTGACGCTCATTGGATTCTTTGATCATACGCAGTTCGCGTTCTTTACTCTCCACAACAACTTTCGCTGTTTGTGTGAGTTTGATGGCCTCAGCCAATTGCTTGTCTTTATTTTCTAACATGCTATACAACTTGCGGACTTCGGCTTTCTCATTGAGATGAGTAGCACCAAATTCACTAGCGTATGCTTCGAAAATACGACGACCAAAATTGTTCTCACGAGCAACTTTGATATCTTCTTGCAACTGGTTAAGTTCAGCCTTCAAGTGACGGCTAACAGCTCGACTCATTTTATCAGCACTTTCGCGAACGAAACGTGTCTTCAATGTTTCAAGTTTTGCACGGGCTTCACGGACTAGACGTACTTTGGTTTCCACCACATCACGCTTGTCTGCTGCGAATTCTTGGATTTCGCGGGCCAATGCATGCACCATAAAGTTCTCGAGTTTAGCGAGACCTTCGGTGTGCATTTTGCGGTCTTTACGCAGTTCGCTAATTTCTTCAGCAAGTTTGGTCACTAAAAAGCTGTTAAACTTCGTAGCAGACTCATTCATTTTCTGTTGAAACTTAACGCGGTCTTCAGCAAGTTGTTGCTTTTCAGCTGCAACTGCTTGGATCTCTGCGGCAAGGCCTTCTGTTACCATCTTGTCTAGGGCTTCCACCATTACTGACTTGTCGTGCTCATAGCGGTGTGCGAACTCTTCACGTAGTTCTGCACGAGCTTGTTCACGAGCTTCATTTAGCTTGGATTCCCAAGCCTCATTAATCTCTGTACGAGTTTCCTCGGTGATCAAGTTGCTATCTAGCAATGGTTTGATTGCATCTAACATTAGTAGATTCTCCTTAGATTTTAAGTTCTCTGATGAGTTTTACAACTTCATTCTTGAGATACTTTTGCACTTTGTTGTCTTGCCCAGCTTCTTTTGCTACTTCCAGCAATCTATGACCGTATTTCATATTCATCATACTTTCATAAATCGCCTTGGGATATGCGTTTGGAGCGCTAGGTTGGGCAACTACATCGATAGTGACTATTTCAAAGTCACTTACATGTCCTGTTCTATCGTCAACGTTACCAGATCCGCGGCTTGATACACCTAACTTAACACCGGATTGTAGAAGAGTTTTAATTAACTCTCCCATCGGGGTAGGTAAGATTTTGAGCTTGCCGCAGCCTGCTTCGCCATCCATCCACATGTTCTCAACGCTGTGGCACACACGATCCAGATTAATTTTTAAATCATCTGGATGGTCAACTTCACCTAACACTGAGTTACCGTTACGGATTTGCTCATTAATTGTGTTAACAGCTTTGCTGATTTCATGTAATGGATAGATACGTTCATTTGCATTGCGCTTATTGCCTTCAATGCAAATGCCCTTAAGATAGAGATTCTTACCACTACCATCAGGCCGCGATTCCTCGAGCACCTGGATATTGGCTTGATTAAAGGTAAGTTGTTCTCTTAGAGTTTTCATTGCTGATTAGCTCTTAGCAACTGGTGATTTAGTGTTAACACCTGTGGCTTGGCCTAGGTGCGGCTTAGTAGCAGGCTTTTGGCCTTTCATGCTAGAACCAGCTTTGTTCTGGAAATCACTGATAAGGTCTTTAGTAGAGTTGCTGTATGCGCTAGAGTCATGCTTGCCGCCCATTTCAGCACCTGTGTGAACAGGCTTAACGCTATTGCCGATCGGGCCTTTAGCGCCTGCATTTGCAGCTACAGTAGACTTCTTGTTAACGCTGCCTTCTTCAGAAGTCACTGGCTTTGGGGCTGCTTTAAGATCAACTCCTTCAAACATTCCGCCGTCTGTCATTTCTTCAGTATCGTCAACTTCAATAGCGTCGCCGCCTTCGTCGGCACCAAAATCATCGCCGTCGCCGCCTAGGTCATCACCGCCGCCCATTAAGTCTTCAAATTCAGACATCAACTGGTCGAGCTTGTCTTCCAAGTTAAGGATGTCGTCTTTTGTAGCAGCTTCAGAACCACCTTCTTCGCCGCCAAAATCGCCAGCATCGTGATCAGCTTCTAAGTCGCCTGTAAGATCGTCGCCCGCTTCTTCAGCTTCGTCGTCGAACTCTGCATCGTCTTCGCCTTCCATGTTGATGTCGGATTCTTCTTCCATTTCAACATCATCAATAAGGTCATCGCTAGCATCGCCGCCGAGACCTTCTTCAATTTCTTCTTCTGCGCCTTCGTCTAATTCTTCTTCAGACTCTTCAGACATAATGTCTTCATAGATTTGGCGTGACTTTTCAACAACGATGTCGTGGAAAAGTTCTTTAGCTTTCGCTTCTTCGTCATTAATAACGAATTCAATTAACTGTTCAAAACGGTTCATAAGATAAAAACTCCTGTAGGTAAAGTATGTGTTTATTTACACATGAAAAGAAAAATACGTTGATTATGGCGTCAAAACGAGGATAAATTGCAAAAATTATGCAATTGGAGCAGGAGGTGGAGCATATTGCTGACGGACCAGCTTTAATTTCTCTTTGTACTCATACGCTCTCACATCATTCATTTTTCGCAACTTGTTGAGTTGACGCAAGGTAAGGCGACTTTTCCGTAGGTCGCCTTCTTGAGGTTGGCTATTGTCTGCCGCGACATCTTGGTATGCTTCAGGTTCTTTTTGCCAAAATTCTGTTAAGATCATAGTGTTATTTATACTGCTGGTGGTGCTGCGCCACCTGGTGCTCCGCCAACTGGGGGAGCGCCAACATCAGGCATTTCACCTGGGGCAGCAGGTGCCATTGCTGCGACATCTTCGCCTGTCTGAATATCTGTTTCAAGACCGCCCGGGGTAATGCCCACTGAACGTAGATCTTGACCAGTAGTCGGTTGCATTTCAGGATTGTCACGCTCTTCGCGCCACATTTCTTCATTCTTCTTGATTTCGTCTTCTGTAAGACCTAAGAATCGCTCAAGCATAAAACGCTTGCTCATGTATGGCAATTGTTCTAGACTTTGGAAAGCTGTGATACGAGTATTATCCAACTCACTTTGACGATAACTTGCAAAGTTTTGCGGTGCATTAAAGCTGATGTTAAACAAACTAGAGTCAATGTTAAAGCCTCGCCACTTCAAGAACATCTTAAATTCGTCATCTAGCTTTTGGCAGATTAACGCTTGTAAACGTTCGCAATACTGGTTAAATCTGTACTCTTGAATAAGGGCTGTGCCTACTTTTCCATCGTTAAATGAAGCTGCACTGTCATCAGGACCTGTGGGCAAGTAGCTACTAGGCACACGCAGACCACGAGCCATTTTGTTGTTAAAGTACTTTAAGTCGTCAATTTCGCCAAGGTTTTGTCCGCCTGGCAACGTTTCAACTGACGAGCCGCGGCCGTCTGCTGTTTGTGGGAAGAAGTAGTCTTCGTTAATCGATAACGGATTGTAACTTGCGTCCATCATGTTTGCGCCGCCACCTGTTACAGTAGGAATTCTACGTTGATGCATTTCGTTTTTAACACGCTCAACAAACTGCATGGCCAAGTGACTAGGCATGTTACCCACGTCAATCTTAAAGATTCGTCGCTCTGGAGCACGTTGCACACGATAGATTAAGATAGCGTCTTCAAGTAGTTCTTTCTGCTTGAATACTTTGTAGATGTTTTCTAAAATGCTTTTACCAAACGGCCAAAATACATCTAGTCCTTCGTTAAGTGACACATGCACCACGTGCTTGGCATCCAAACAAACTTCGTTCATGGCCTGCATGAAACGACTGTTACCCACACCGCCACCTGTGCCGCCGTTGGGCATGGTATAGTTTGCTGAGCCAGCAATAGAACCAGTTACTGGGTTGGTCATATAGTCTGTAGTTGTTTTTGCAGCCACAGTCATGTTTTGAAAGTTAGGGTTAATATCGCGGATTACGTACTGTTCAGGACGTTTTCCTTCTGATTCGTTTACGATCACACGAGCTAACTTGCTCATGTCAACCCACATCATTTCAAATGTTTCTGGATCACGAACAAACACTTGATCGCCGTACTTGATAGTGTTACGGAACAATTTGAATACACGTTGGTCCAGCTTGTTGAGCTTAACCCACTGTTGCAATTGCTTTCTAACAATGTCTACTTCATGATCAGTAGGAGAATCATTGTAATTAATTTCAAATGGCGTACCGTTTTGTTCGTTTAGCTGTGTGGAAAACTCTGCAATGATATCTAAGCATGCATTGATTTCAGAGTCCATGTCCATGTTTTCGTATTGATTATATCGTTCAATACGGTTTGGGTGTCCAGAATATACTTCTGGCAAACGGCTTGCATAGTTGCGGAACACCATGTCTGCACGATTGTCTGTACCGTTGTTTTTGCCATAGTTAGGATAACCATCTGCATATCGTCCGGAAATAGGGCTGAGCTGACCAGATGTATCAGCTACCTTGAAATATTTTTTCCAGCCTTGAGTGTTTTTGTCTGCCATGTTATTATTTACCGTTAATTCATACTGGCCTGAAGGATCCTGCCACTAATATCATTTTGCTCTTTTTGTGCTCTAATCAAGTCACTTAGCAATGCAACCATTTCCATAGCTTGCATTTTGGTTTCGTTCATAGCTGCCATCATTTCAGTTAGAGATGATCCTCCTGCGCTAGCAAATGACGCTGCTTCAGCTGATGTTTTAGTTGATTCTTGAGTTTGTTTTTCTTGTACAAATTGTTTGAGATCTTCTTGAATTTGTATCATTTCAGACGGTAGCGATGCCATCGGAGATGGCATTTCAGGTGCAATAGGTTTCGAACCGCCAAAGTCCATTTTAATAGGGATAGCTCCGTTTACTAACGGAATCATTGCTTCTGGGCCCTTTTCAGCTACAAACGCCAGTTGAGGTGTTTCTGCTATACCACCGTCAGCATAGCCTGGTACAGCAGCATGAATGTGTCCAGCAGTGGCTTTTGATGTAGGGCTATTGTATTCATCAATTGCCAGGCTAGCACCCATACTCTTGAGCATTGCAACAATTTCTTTGCCTTCGTCTGGGGTAGGCGGTTTTTGCATCACAAAGTCAACTGCATTACCTTTTGTGTGCTCGCTAGTTGGCGATTTCTCATTGTGAAATTTGTCATTGAATCCAGAGAAATAGCCAAATCCTTTCATGCTAGACTGAATGTTTTTTGCTAGGTCAATCGTTTTAGGATTGATTACTGCACCTTCTTTTTGCACATCGCCTTGCTTGACTGTTAGTCCAGCATCCTTCAACTGGTCTACTGATGTTGGGACCGCTGCGGGTGATGGCGCAGCAGCACCGCCACTTGTGCCACGGCCGCCTCCTGCTGATTTAGGTGCTGGCTCAGCTGCTGCTGCTTCTGCTCTAGCTTTGTCTCTAGCTCCACCTTCATTGCGAGATAGCGCACGGTCTTTAGCTACTGCTTCCCACATTTCCTTCTTGGCTTTTTCTTGATCTTTGTCTAAGCCAAACCCTAGTTTCTGCTTTACAGTTGCAGTCTCCATGGCTTTGTCGTATGCTGCTTTCTTAAGTGCAACTTCGTCTGCAGAGCGTTTTAAAATTTCTTTGTCAAGTTGAGCATTTTTGTCTTCTTTGGCAATTACTGCTTTTTCATCTTCCAGCATCTTGAGCTTGTCGCTGTAGAATTTTACTTCGCGTTCAGCAGCAGCTTTTTGCTCTGGCGTACTTGCTGATTTTTGTGCAGCCATAGCTGCATCGTGCTTGGATTTTGTTTCTGATATTTCTTTCGATTTTGCTTCGGCTTTGGTATCGTTGTTTCCCATGCCAAAGAAGCCTAATAACTTGTTAATACCAGTGGTTAGCTTGTCAAATGCAGTTGTTAAGCTACTAGTTGCATCGCCAAGTTTTCCAGTAATAGCTAGTGCATTGTCAATACCCTTGAACACAGAGTCTTCCATCTTTTTGTTGAGCTCTTGTTGCTGCTTGATGTTTTTAGCATACTGATCAGTAATACCGTCTGCTGCTTTGGCGCCGTCCATACCTTGCTTCTTGCGCTCATCATCGGCTTTCTTCAAATTTGCAGTAATATCGCCTTCGGTCATTTGACGAGCTTTTTCAAACTCTGCAAAATCACCAATTGCAGCATTAACGCCGCCCAAGCTGATGTTTACATCATCGTTAAACTTACCAATTGTTTTACCAGTTTTTTGTGCAGCCTCTCCTGCTGTCATCTGTCCTTTTGCTACTAGGTCAGCAGTGCGAATCATTTCGCCCTGGCTGGCCATGTTAGCATCAAGTGCATCAGCGTTAGCTAAGTTACCTGTTACAGAAGCCTGGAATGCAGATGCCATCTTTGGTCCCATAGCGCTGTACATGTTGTTCAGCTTCATTAACTCTTTGGCTTCGTCGTTTTTGCCTGCTTTTTCTAGTTCACGAATCTTTGCTGCAAACTGTTGCTGTTGCATTGCACGTTCGTTTTGATCTTCCATTTCCTTGCGTGTCTGACCTGTGATTTTAGCTAGCGCATCTTGTTCGTTTAGGTATTTCTTTGCGCCTGCTGCCAGCTCATCAGTGGTCATTTTCTGTGCAGCACCCATACGAGTCTGCAACTTGAGGTAGCCCATTGTGCCTTCGTTGATCTGTTCTTGAGTGTAACCTGCTGCAATCAAGCCCTTACGATAGGGCTCCATTGCTTCGCCCATCTCAGCAAATTTCTTACGACCTTCAAATGCAGACCCTGCAAATAACGCAAGATCTTTAGAGTTTTCACTTACTAGACCCACAAAGCTGTCTAGCTCGTTCATGCTTAAACCTAGCTTTTTAGCATCTTTGTACATGCCAGTTAAGCCGTCTGACGCTGCTGCACCTGACTTAGCCATGCCGCTATAGCCTTTGTACAGCTTGTCTGCCATTTCGTTAGATGCTTTTACATAGGCCGCGGTAGCCGTAACTGCGGCAGTAACACCTGCAACAAACAGTTTAAGTATAGGACCACCTGGGATCATCAAGCTCAGTGCTACGCCTGCTGCTTGTGCAGCTTTAGCCATGCCATCAATACTGTCATTAAATGCAGCGGCACCTTTTTTGCCTTCGTACATGGCTTTGCCAGCAGCCATACCAGCGCCAGCTAACTCTGTTATTGCCCCAGCAGCAGTTTGTGTACCTTTAGTGAAGTTCTCAATGCCGTATTTGGCCTTCATCTGGGCATCAGTCATTTTCTCGCTGGTTTCCTTGGTTACGTAACCAAGTTGTGCCATTTCGGCATTGAGTCGCTCCATTACCCGAGCTAAGTCGTCTGCCTGTTGATTTGTATCCGCCATGTGAGATCACCTATAAGTAGAACTATATTTATAGGTGAATTATGTCCCAGAACTCTAACCCGTTAAAACAATACTTTAGACAGCCGTCAATTTACATCAATTTGCCGTCTAAAGGAACATATTGGCCAGAAGGTGCGTTGGTGCCCACGGCAAACAACGAATTACCTGTAATGCCAATGACAGCGATTGATGAAATAACATATCGCACTCCTGATGCATTGTTTAACGGACAAGCAGTGGTTTCTGTGATTCAAAGTTGCATGCCAAACATCAAGGATGCATGGAACGCTCCAGTAATTGACATTAATGCAATTTTAGTTGCTATTCGAATCGCTAGTTACGGACACGAACTTGAAATTAACACCGGCTGTCCAAATTGCAATCACCAAGAAGAATACTCACTAGACTTGCGTACAGTACTAGATCAGTTAGGTGCTCCAGACTTTAGCAAAACTATCAAGCACGGCGATTTAGAAATTACATTCCAGCCTATTACTTACAAACGTCAGCACGAAACCAATCAAGAACAGTTTGCTGAACAACGTGCAGTTGCGACTATTCCTAATTCTACATTGTCAGATGAAGAAAAAATGCATGCTCTTACTGATGCACTAAAACGCATCACTGAGTTAACAATTTCTGCACTAAAGTGGAGTATTGGTAGCATCAGAACACCACAGGCTATTGTAACTGAGCCTGAGTTTATTGAAGAGTTTTTGAACAATTGCGATCGAAATTTGTTTACACAGATTCGTGATCGTGTTGTGGAACTTCGTATTGTTAGTGAACTGCGTCCGCTAAAAATTAAGTGTAGTAACTGCACTCACGAATACGAACAACCATTCACTCTGGACATGGCAAGTTTTTTCGAAACCGCCTCCTGACAGCCAGCGCGGAAGAAATTTCTGATCTAGTAGACAAAATGGATCAGGAGGCTAACTCATTAAGGCGACAATGCATCAAAATGTCATGGTACATGCGTGGCGGGGCCACGTATGATGATGTAATGCAAATGAGTCATGTTGAGCGCACAATGATTTCTGAGCTCATCAAAGAAAACTTAGAAACAACCAAATCAAGTAAATTACCGTTCTTCTAATGGATATAGAAAAAGTCAAAGCAGATATAGAGCAATGGATCGTGAACTTCGTAGAAGTCCCGCATCCAGCACTAGGCGGATTCCCCCCGTGTCCTTATGCACGGTCAGCACGTTTAAAACAAAGTTACGAAGTATACCTTGGCACAGATCCTTATTATGATCTTATGAACAGAGCCAAGTATGGCATGGGCAACAAAGAAGTTATCGTGTACGTGTACGATCCAAAGGAATGGTCACACGAATTGCTATCGTCTAGCATAGACAGTGCTAACCGCGAGCACTTGTTGTGCAAGGACATTCTTGCACTAGAAGATCACCCTGATGATGTAGAACTAGTTAATGGTGTTTGCATGAATCAAGGCACATACGCAATGGCGTTAGTGCAAAGCCTTAGTGATCTTGATGCTAAAGCTAAACTTGTAGCTAAGAAAGGGTTTTATGATTCTTGGCCAGAAGAGTATTTAGAAGCACTGTTTCAACACAGAAAGGATCCGCGAGTATGAGCTATCAGTTTGCTAGGATCGATTTAAGTAAAACCAATTATACATCAAATATAAAATGGGAATATTTGTTTGAACCAAACATAAAACAGTTAAACAACATATACAGAGACTATTGCAAATACAAGCATTTTGCTAGTGTTATGCCTATCTTTGACAGTCGTTACACAGACCCTATGACAGATGTCATAGGTTATTACGACGGTGATAAGTTAGTAGCATTCTCGTTGATCAAACGCTACGACGACAAAAATGCACTCTGCGATCAGTTTGCATGGAACTACAACAATCCTAAACTAAGATTAGGAATAGAAACATTAAAAGCCGAGTGTGCTATCTACAAGGAACGTGGATTCAAATACCTGTATCTTGAGCAAGCACACTTATACAAGGCCGACATGGACGGCTTTGAAATACTAGGACCATTGGAGTAACTATGGACATTTATACAATTTGGGCAAACAAAGAAGGCGACATTTCTGACATTGACTGGGTCAATGGTATGAAGGGATTTTTTGATCACTTGGTAAGCGAAGGCAAAATGGAAAGCTATCGCATCACTCGATGCAAGATGGGGTTCCGTTCAGTAGCCGACATGCCAGAGTGGATGATTCTCATGGAGTTCAAAGACATGGGGCAAATGGATTCTGCATTTAAACGAGTTGCACCACTTGAAGGCGAACTAGAAACCAAACACAAGAGTTTCAATCAATTTGTTGCTGGAGACATTCAGCATGCATTGTTCCGTGATTGGCCTGATCAGTTATGATCATATTTGCACCTATTAGTGTAGGTGAGTTAGTTGACAAGATTACTATTCTTGAACTTAAACTAACTCACGCAACTGATCCAAGAGCGAGAGAGCATGTTCAGCACGAGCTTGATCAATTGCTAGAGCTCTTGAGCCAACACCAGCTAGAGGATACAGTTGCAGAACTCAGAAGCCAACTCAAAGGCATAAATGCAGAATTATGGGACACTGAGAGCTTCAAACGCAGATGCGAAAGAGAACAAACATTTCTAGATGGCTTCGTCGTGGCAGCTCGTAATGTTTATATCAAGAATGATGTTCGTGCTAGACTCAAACGACAAATCAACGATTTATGTAATAGTAGCATAGTCGAAGAGAAGGTATACTAATACCTTTCAAGACTTACTGCGTAAGTCTATTAACTTCGCTATCGCTCGTTAATGTATTGTTACAAGAGCGAAGCGATTAAATGCTTCATCTAGATTCAATGGTCACACTTTGCCCGCACAGGGCAAAGGAGCTTCATCTGAGTTCAGATAGCCACATAGCGTTACAACAATTACAGAGGCGGTTGTCCGGTACCTCGAGTTGCGTCTTTATAACAACGGCAATTTGTATAACATACGCTAACACATCATACAAACCTGCTACCCCACGGTAGCGTCTTTTTAGCTTTTAAAATTCTGTTCAAACAATCAAATCGCAGCATTTAGATAGCGATCGTCGTCCTGTTAAGGATAGTGATTGAGTGCTCGCTAGCGCGGCGAGGCTTCCGTCCCCCTTATTATCGGGTTGTCTCTAGGCACATGAGGTTGACCTGTGCGAGTCGTAACTGCTTGATTAGATTTTGTTGATTATGTGGCTACCATGTACACGAACTTGAATGTGTCCGTTATAGTAGTCTTTAGATTCTAGCACTCTGCGTGAAAATTGTTCTCTTGCTTCGATGTAGCTGCATTCTGCCTTAGATTTACAGTAATAAAGTATTTCTCGTTTGAAGTTGTCTTTGCCTTGAGATTCAACGTCCTTGGTTAGTTCGGGCGAGCTACCATAATAGTCACGCCAATCTGAATCAACTTTAGTGCGAATCTTTTTTTTCTTCTTTGTGCCGTTTTTGAGTTTGACTGTTTTTTGAGTTGTCTTAGAGAATTTTGCTAGTTTTTTGCCTATGTACATCCTACCAGTGGCAATGTTGGTAATCAGATATACAAACCCAATGCAATCTTCGGGTAGAAGGTCGATCGGTTGATTGTTGTATATCCATGTCATGTAACATACTTAGTTGGTCTCCCATCCAACAGCATAGTTTTCGTCTACAATCTGAGAAGAACACTTTTGGGCACATTCTACCCAAGTTTTGCTGGGGTTTGTAAACCCGTTGCTACATTTTGCCCACAGAGGATCTTGTACAATTTCATCAAAAGTACGATAATTTAAGTTCATTTGCTGCCTGTATTTTGCGAAAAAGCTGTCTGGCCAGTGTATAGTTTTGTCCCCGTTAGTCAAGCTAGTGTATGGAAAACTAGTCCAACTACAAGGAAAAACAACACCTTCTGCATTGACATAGATTCCTCTATTGCCAATTTCGCATAGCGGCGTTACTGGTTGATCTTTGTATTGTTGTTTGATTTCTATATATTTTTGTTTGTTGTGTTCCAGGTATTCGTGATTGTTCTGCACACGACCGGATAGATTGCGTGTTTCTCTTTCGTAACGATGGCTAGAGCTAATATATTCAGCTCGTGGTTCAAGTGCATCAGTTGCACCACCGTAGGCTTCACCATACTTGCTGCCAAATTTAGTACTGCGAGTTATTTGCAATTGATCCATACCTAGACCTTTTGCTTGTTCTGTAATGTTAGCAATATGATCTTGATTGAAACTGAACACAATCATGGCCCAGTTTATAAACACATCCTTGTTGACTGCTCGCAAGGCATTGATACCACCAACAATGCTATCCCAGTTGCTGTTGACTCGATACATGTTGTTGGTTTCGTTGTTGTGCCCATCAACGCTAAAGTTAATTGTGTCGTATTCGTTTAGAACAGATCCTAACTCTGCCCACCACTCTGGCTTTTTGTGACTGCCATTGGTAATTGTGAAGATGTGTATCTTTGGGTTAATAGTTTTAATGTATCTGCAAATTTCAATGTACTCTTTGCAGTAGATTGGATCGCCTACGTCACCGCACATGGTAACTCTGCGAACATTGTTTAGCAGCATGTCCTCTGTAAAGAACTTCTTCACAAAGTTTAAGGTCATGTTTTTGTTAAGCCAAGGAGTATCTGGATGCTCAACTCTAGGACAGCGAGGGCACTTTAATGTGCAGACTGCGCTGGGCTCTAAATGCCAATGATAGTACTGCCAATTTATAGCCATAGGTCCAGTCTTTTGATTGTGGGATCTTCTATCACAGTTTTTATTTTAACAGCCAACTCGTCAGGATTGTATTTTAAGCACTGATGATGTGCAATCATTGGAGTATCAATGGGGCCAGGGTTGATTATCTTCAAGTCACATTTAGCAGTTAGTAACATAGCATCATGCGCTTGTTGCAGAGCCTGTTTATGTAATCGGTAATCCCAGTAGCCCGAGTCGTTGTCTAATCGTCTGTAAATTATAGCTCGGCTACCTATGTTGATAATTTTCTTTGCAGGATTATTGCCCCAATGTTTGAAGAAGAACTCTAGTACCTTAACTTGTGCAAACTTATCGTATGCACAGTTGATTATGCAATCACGATCTAAGAATTCTGATCCCCAAATATCAATGTTATTGATATCGTATCCGCCGGAACGAGAGACCAGTGTCACTGAGTGGTCGATGTATGCATCGCCCAGTGAATGTGCTAGTCCCTTTGTTCCAGTTATTAAAATATTCATGCTACGTCTATATCAGTATTATACGATGTAAAGCCGTTTTCTTTGACCACTTTGAGAATATTCTCAACACGCCCAGCTAGTTCATCTCGGTGACTGACTAACCAAATACTCTTATGACGTTCACGACTCATATGCTTGAGCAAGCCTAGTGCATTTTCAACACCAGCTGTGTCTAGTCCATTGTCAATCAGCTCGTCAATAAACAACAAGTTGATCGGCGAATACAATGATTCCCAAACATCACGGAATGCCCATGACATTGACAAGATCAATCTGTTGCGCTCGCCACGACTCAAGTTGTCAAAGTCTAGTTCACGCCCTAGTTCTTCGATTGACACACTCAAGTCGTTTTGGAACTTAACAGTGTGCGGCAAACCAATGCGATCCAAGTAGTGTGTTAGTCGCGAATTTAAGTAACTCAGATTCTGATCAATGATCTTCTTGCGAACAAACGAATCCTTGGATGTTAGTAACTTGAGCAAGAACTCTTGATGCTCTTGCAAACGTGTAAGCTCGTTGATTGTATCGTAATCTACCTTTTGCAGAGCTTGTTGTTGCATTTCTGCAATCTGTTCAGAGTAAGGATCCTTCTCTTCACCTTTGCTTGCAATCTGCGTTAGTAAGTTATTGACTTGTCCAGAGTGCTTAATAGCCTCAGCTTCTGTGTCGTAATGTGTAGTCGGTTGTGGGGGGACAACAACGTCGTCTAATTCAGCAAGCTGTTCTGTAAACGGATTTGTTTCTGCCTCTTTAGCATCCATTACTTGCTTCAAGCTGTTTAATTCGCTAGAATGACGAATAGCTTCTGCTTCTGTTTTGTAATGTGTTGTTGGCTTGGTACCAAGCTCGCCTAGTTTTAGCAATGCATCTGTATGCTCAATCCACTGACTATTTGTAGACAATGCTTGTAGTGCTGCTTCTTGCAGAGCTTTTTCTTTTGCTGCTAACACACTTTCGTGATTGGTATCATGAAAGTCTTGTCCACAAGCATAGCACTTGTGTGCTTTGAGTTCTTCAATCTCAGCTTTTAACTTGTCAATGACTTTTTGCTCTTTGGCTTCGTCAGCGACACATCTAGCAATGAGCTTTTCAAGTTCGGCAATGTCCTTAGCCTTTTGATTGTACGCTGCAAGTGCAACCCATGATTCAAGTTCTGTTTCAATGTTGATACGATTCTTGTCCAAGTATGCACGGCTAGCAATCTGCACTTCGGCATCGTGTTTTTGTTGCCAGGATGTTTGGCGAGCCACAAGTGCATCGTATGTTTCTTTTTGCTTTCGGAGCTGGCTCCAAATAGTCAAATCTTTGTGAGCCAGCAATTCAACTTCGATGTTGATCTTGGCAAGCTCGTCGTATTGTTCAACCAAGTATGCAAGGTCGCTGTCGTATTTCTTTTGCCATAGCACTTGTCTACGACCCAGACTTTCAATTTGTTCTTCAATACGCTTGTTGGCTTCTTGTACAGCACGAACACGGAATTCTTCTTGTGCAATACCGTCTTTGGTCTGCTTGTTAAGTTCTTTGATTTTTTCTGCTCGTTCACTCAGCAAGGTAATACCCAACAACTGTTCAATAATAGCACGTTGTTCATTGGCTTTCAAACTCAAGAACGGTTCAGTATAAGTGTTCAGTGCTAGCACATGCTTGAACATGTCGTGACTCATGCCCAGGATCCGTTCAATCTCATCTTGAGTTTCTCTTGAGTCTCCTTGTGCTTCATCTGTTGCGGCTTGTTCTTCGTGGTTAACGTAGAACTTTAGAACGTTAGGTTTGCGACCACGTTCAATCTTGTATTCTTTGTCGTTAACAGTAAAATCTAAACTAACCAACATGGCCTTGCCGTTGGTTTTGTTCACAAGATTATCCTTGCGAATGTTAGAAAGAGCATTGCCGTACAACGCATAACTTAGTGCGTTGATAATTGTAGTTTTACCTGTGCCGTTACGTGATCCATCGCCGCCTAAATCCAAGTTCTCGCCTAGCACAAGCGTGAGA